ACTGAGCTGGGGTATAACATCAGTCCTTCTCTTGATAAACTCAGGAAGGCAACTATCAATTGGGTGATGCAACCTCTTGGTAAATCAGACAATAAATATTTGGACAAACAATTCTGGCTTGCTTCTAGTGACCGTCTGATGTACGAAGGCAAGGCACCAGAGCTATCAGAAACTAAGGCGGGCAGAATGCCTGCATTCTTTGAACATAGCAATGTCAATCTCCCCCAATATGCTTGAGATTCTTGGCATGGAAACCCGTGCCATTATCACTCAGCTTGAAGAACAATATCCACCCCTTACCCCATCACCAGACGACAGCATTGAAAAGATTATGTATCGCTCTGGTCAAAGGTCCGTTGTCGAATGGCTCATTAACCGTCTAGAAAACAATGGCTAAAAAAAACATCAACAAAAGAAGGAGAGTTGCTAGGAGGACAATTCAACAAAAGGTAAAACAAGCTATTGCGAATAATGGCAAGATCAGTAAAAAAGAAAATGCTGAGATCAATAGTTTTGCCAGTCATTACAAAATCAATCCTTCTACAGTTAAAAGAATTAAGGATGCAGGAGGTAAACTTCCCGATTCTTTAAAGCCCAAATTAACTGCTACTACTAAAGCTAAGGAATCTTCTCCAGCTCCTTCTAAAACCACCAAAGCTAAGGAATCTTCTCCAGCTCCTTCTAAAACTACTAAAGCCAAGGAAACCTCTCCAGCTCCCACTCATACAACTATCGACAAAAAAAGAGGTAGAGATAAGCTAAAGGCGCAGATAGCTTCTGCTGCTGAGTCTGGTATGACCAAAGCAGCGCTAGCCAAGATCCGGAATACTCAATCTAAATTCGGGATTGCAAAGGGTACTGTTGACAAGATGTTGGCCTCTCATCATAGTGGTGAGAAAAAAGGTAAGACTGTTAAGGAGTTTGAGGCTCAACTCGATGAGAAGAAGAACCTTAAGAATAACCCCCCTGGGCTGACTGATTCTGAGAAGAAGCTTCGGAACAAATTCAACAAAGGCAACAATCAAGTTGACAAACTCATTCAGGCTGCAAACGCTGACGGTAAAGTCACACCTGAAGAGATGACTAAAATCCGCAATGTCAGTAAGCGTAACTTCCTTCCTGATGATGCTGTAGATAAGGCGTTTGATCGGGCTGCTAGTAATTTACAAGCTGAAAAGACGGCTCAACAAACTACTAAAGAACCAGTCAAAAAACCTAAAAAGCAAAAGGATCAGTTTGACCCTATCTTTAGCGATCAAGGTGCCATCAAACCTCAGGACATCAAAGGTAAGAAATGGAATCCTAAGAAGGTACGTCAGACTGCAGAGAAGGCTTGGCAATCAAGACTCAAGGATTACAGTGCTGATCCCAAGCGTCTGAATATCAAAGTTCCTAACCGCCCTGACAGGTTAAAAGATCCAAAGTATCAAACCAAAGGTAAGTTTGATGCTGATAAATATTCCGCTGATATTCGTCAGAAGATGGCTGCTCGATACAAAGAGCGTGGTGGTACAGCTCGCAACGCAATGGATATTGTCAAGCGTACTACTGCTAGGACAGCCAAAGCTTTTAAACCTAAATATGGAGGTGCCATTGAAGGTTTGAAGAAACAACTTGGCAGTATTAATTACGCCAAGAAGTTTAAGGAGACAACCAGTAAGTTGGCTGGAGACATTAAGTCTAATGCACGTAACTTCAAGCAGCTTGGTATGTCTATTCTAAAGCCACGACGTAGTGAAGATGCTGCAGTACCTAAGGTTCCAGCTTCTCTAATTAAATCCAGTACTTCTATTCCTAAACAGGGCACTACAGGTCCGACGGCTGACAAGAAGACTACTGCACAAAGCACAAGTCCTAGACCTTTTCGTGGTGCAAATAAGCCTAAGATTGGTGGTGCTCAACGTGTTAAAAACCTTATCGCTAAATCTAACGACGATGGTAAAACTACTCCTGAAGAATTAGCTAAAATTAGAAAGGTTGCTAAGCGGCGTGGTCTTGGTCCTAACTTTGTAAATCGCCAATTCAAAAATCAAGGCCGCAATCTTCAAAAGAGTAAATAGAACAATTAGGTAAAACTAACAAATGACAGCACAAGCACGGTACGACGCTCTTAGTTCTGACCGGAACCAGTTTCTACAATCCGCGATTGATGCTTCAAAACTTACTTTGCCATACTTGATTAAGCAGGACGAGGACAACAGTTCTCACAAAACGCTGCTTAATCCATATCAAAGTGTAGGTGCAAAGGGTGTGGTTACTTTGGCTTCCAAGCTGATGCTCGCCCTTCTGCCTGTACAAACTAGCTTCTTCAAACTTCAGCTTGATGAGACCAGTCTCATGGGTGAAGACATTGATCCAAAGGTTCGTTCTGATCTTGACTTGTCATTTTCAAAGATTGAGCGGACCATGATGGAATCAATTGCTGCATCTGATGACAGGGTCACTGTGCATCAAGCCCTGAAGCATTTGGTTGTTGCTGGTAATGCTTTGATCTACATGGCAAAAGATAAACTGAAGCTTTATCCTTTGAACCGGTATGTTGTAGATAGAGATGGTCTCGGTAATGTAATTGAGATTGTAACCAAAGAACGTATCAACAAAAAAATAGTCGAAGACATGTTCCCGCAACTCAAGTCAATGGTTGTTGACCACGAGGATAGTTATGCAGGAACAGGTCAAACCAATCAATGCGATGTGTATACACACATCAAGCGTGACAACAATCGTTTTGTCTGGCACCAAGAGGTTTACGGAAAAGTCATTCCTAAGTCTCAAGGTAAGGCACCTCTTGATACCAATCCTTGGCTTGCTCTTAGGTTTAACACCGTAGACAATGAAGCCTACGGCAGAGGTAGAGTAGAAGAATTCATCGGTGATCTGAAATCACTTGATGCTTTGTCTCAAGCAATTATTGAGGGCAGTGCTGCAGCGGCAAAGGTTGTGTTCACTGTCTCACCTTCTAGTACTACTAAACCTAGTACCTTGGCTAAAGCTGGTAATGGTGCAATTGTTCAGGGTAGACCTGATGACATTGGTGTCGTTCAGGTTGGTAAGACTGCTGACTTCAATACCGCATATCAAATGATTCAATCACTTGAGCGTCGTATTGCTGAAGCATTCCTAATCCTGAGCGTACGTAACAGCGAGCGCACTACAGCTGAAGAAGTGCGGATGACACAGATGGAGCTAGAGCAGCAGCTCGGTGGCCTTTTCAGTCTGCTGACTGTTGACTTCCTTGTTCCGTATCTGAACCGCAAACTTAGCGTTGCACAAAAGTCTGGTGAGATCCCTCGTATCCCCTCCAACCTTGTGAAACCAACAATCGTTGCTGGTGTCAATGCGCTGGGTCGTGGACAAGATCGTGAAAGTCTTGCCATGTACCTACAGACCATTGCACAGACAATGGGTCCTGAAGCAATCTTGAAGTTCATCAACCCTGAGGAAGTTGTCAAACGATTGGCTACTTCACAAGGTATTGATGTCCTCAATCTTGTCCGTACTGCTGACGAGGTGCAAGGTGAGCAAGATATGGCCCAACAGCAACAGCAACAAATAGAGCTTACTAAACAAGCTAGTAAGTTTGCTCAAGTTGCACAGCAGCAGGGTCAGCAAGAACAAGCTGAAGCACCTGCACCCCCTCAAGAAATTAATCAACCCACACAGGAATAAACCACCCTTATGGCCGAAACACTTACATCTATGGATCCAGTAGCAGAGCCTGGTGAACTTAATGCTGCCGAACAAGAATCGTTAGAAGTTGGGGAGCAGCTCGCACAAGAGCAAGAGACGCTACTGGCTGGTAAATACAATTCAACTGAACAACTTGAACAGGCTTACCTTGAGCTTCAACAAAAACTAGGCTCTGACGAACAAGGTGAAGCGGCAGAAGAAACCTCTGAAGATACGGAACCCGAATATGAAGAGGCGGAAGAATCTGAAGAAGGTGGTCTCACTAACGAGGATATTGAAGCCCTCCAGGACATGGCTGGTGGTCAGCAAGAGTACGAACAGATGCTTAGCTGGGCAGGTGAAAACCTCAGCGAGGCTGAGATTGACATGTATGACAACGTCATGGATTCAGGTGATCCTGCTGCCTGTTTCTTTGCGGTACAAGCTTTGATGGCACGTTATGGAGATATGACTGGTGTTGATGGTGAGCTTCTGACTGGTCAGAGTCCCACTACACAACGTCAAGCTTTCCGCAGTCAAGCTGAGCTGGTTGAGGCTATGTCTGACCCACGCTATGAAAATGATCCTGCTTATCGCAGTGACGTTATTAACAAACTCGAAAACTCTGACCTTGATTTCTAATGGCTAAGAAAAAGAAATTTGGAATAATGGATGCAGTTGAACTTGCTGAGTCAGCTGCTCAGGCTTTTTCTACTTTTAAAGCTGCCCAAAAAACTACTGCTGATTCCAAGACCGCTAAAAAATTTGATGAAGGTGCAAGTACCAACTTGCCTGGATCAGAAGGTGGTGTTAGCAAAAAGCCGACTAATCAAAAACGTACACCCAGTCAACTGAACACTGACCTAATCGAAAAGTATAGATACTAATTAGCAGATGGTGTAGGGGAGGTTCGATTCCTCCCCCTGCTCTTGGCACCAAGCCCGTACGCGGATACCTTGGCTGCCGTCTAGACGGTGGGAAAGACCACAAACTTCAAAGCTTTGAAGAGACTGATTCATACATTCTCTTTTTACAATGGCACAACAATCTAGTACCCTGCAAACGAATCTAACTTCGCCGGGTGCACTTAACTCTGCAGTAAGTTCCCCTCGGACTACTGCCGAAGCCCGCGCTCTTTACTTGAAACTGTTCAGTGGAGAGATGTTCAAAGGCTTCCAGAACAATACGATCGCTCGTGATCTTGTCATGAAGCGTACTCTGAAGAACGGTAAGTCTCTTCAGTTTATCTATACTGGCCGCACAAAGGCTGAGTATCACACCCCTGGCAACGCAATCCTCGGTAACACCGATGGTGCACCGCCGGTGGCTGAGAAGACCATTACTTGTGATGATCTTCTGATTAGTTCAGCTTTCGTCTATGAATTGGACGAAGTGCTTGCTCATTACGATCTGAGGTCTGAGATCTCTCGTAAGATCGGCTATGCACTTGCTGAAAAATATGACCGTCTGATCTTCCGTGCAATCGCAAAAGGTGCACGTCAAGCTTCTCCTGTTTCTAAGTCCGGATTCGTCGAACCCGGCGGTACTCAGATCCAAGTTGGTTCTGGTACTGGTGCTGTGGAGGATGCTTTCGTTGCCAGCAAGCTGATCACTGCTTTCTATGATGCAGCAGCTGCCATGGACGAAAAAGGCGTCAGCCAAGAGGGACGTGTCGGCGTTCTCAGCCCACGTCAGTACTACTCCTTGATCCAACAGGTTGGTGATAACGGACTCGTGAATCGTGACGTTCAGGGTCAGTCCCTGCAGTCCGGTAACGGCGTTATCGAGATCGCTGGTATCAAGATCTACAAGTCCATGAACATTCCGTTCCTGGGCAACTACGGCGTTAAGTACTCTGCTGATGGTTCTACTCTGCCTAAGACTCCTGGCAACACCGGTTCCTTTGTTGGTAGCGATACCGAACTGGAAGATGGTGGCGGCGTCACCGGTATGAATAACAACTACGGTGAGCAAGACGCCTTCGACACTACCTGCGGACTTATCTTCCAGAAGGAAGCTGCTGGTGTTGTTGAAGCAATCGGTCCTCAAGTTCAGGTTACCAGTGGTGACGTTTCCGTGATTTATCAGGGTGACGTGATGCTGGGTCGTCTGGCTATGGGTGCTGACTTCCTTAACCCTGCATGTGCAGTTGAGCTGCACGCTACTAGCACCGCTGGCACTGCCTTCGGTACTACTTATCCTGCTAACGCTTGATAACTTTTTATACGGGAGTCTCTTCGGAGGCTCCTTTTTTTTATTGAACGAGAACTCTTTATGCCAATACCTAGTTCACCTACAGCTGATCAACTAACTGCAGTAAATGAGATTCTCATGTCTGTAGGCCAAGCTCCTGTAACTAAACTTGAAAACACCAACCCGGACGTTGCGCTTGCTTTTGAGACGCTGACCAGTGTGTCGCGTGAAGTGCAGGCTGAAGGCTGGACATTCAATAAAGAATACCACCTGACTTCTTTTGTCCCTGACTCCACTACACAAGAAATCACTATTCCTACTGATGTCTTGCAGGTAGATCTTTCTGATCACCATGCAAACAAATCTATGGATGCAGTGCAGAGAAAGGGTAAACTTTATGACCGCCAGAATCACACATACAAATGGGATTCCACGCCAACTGTTGATGTTGTCTATTTTTACGATTGGGGTGATCTTCCAAAACCTATTCGTGATTATATCGTTGCCAGATCTGCGACCATCTTTTCGAGCCGCATCGTAGGTGACACCACTCAGTACCAGTTACTCCAACAAAAAGAAGCCTATAACCGCGCTATGGCTATGGAGTATGAATGCAATCAAGGTGATTACACATACTTTGGTCATCCTGAGGGCGGTAACTTCTATGTCAGCTACCAACCTTATAACGCACTTTATCGTCACTAATGCCAAACATCACTCAACAAATACCTGATTTCCTGGGTGGTGTCTCCACACAACCAGATGATTCAAAGCTACCCAACCAAGTTTCTGAGATTATTAATGGCTACCCTGACCCAACCTTTGGTTTGATTAAACGTCCTGGGTTTAGTTGGAAAGCTAATCTTGGATCTTCAACAACCTATGCAACTGGTCACTGGTTCTATTACCGTGTCTCTAGCACTGAAGCTTATGTAGGTGTTATTAAAGATCAAGAAATCAAACTCTGGAATACTGACGGTACTGCAGCAACCATGTCTGGCAACACTGGTCAGGCCTATCTAGATGGTGATCACAATGATTTTCATGTAATTTCTAGAGAAGACCAGATTATTGTTATCAACAAGACAGTTGCTACTGCAATGTCTTCTACTAATACTACTGGCTCCTATTCAGGCAACGAAGTTAATAGTATTGCTAACCTTCCTGCCGCTGACACTAGCTCTGGTTCTATTTACAGGGTTATAAATACATCAGCAGCCCAGGATGATTTTTATGTTCAATCCAATGGCAGCACCTGGAACGAAATAGTAAAGCCTGGTATCTCTCAAGGCTTAGACTTCTCAAAGATGCCTCACAAGTTGGTACGTAATAGCGAAAACAACTTTACCTTTAGTACTATTACTTATACCAACCGTACAGTCGGTGACGATACTACTAACCCTCCCCCTAGTTTTATTAGCAAAAAAATTACCTACGGGTTCTTTGCTAACAACCGTTTGGGGTTTCTTGCTGGTGATGCTGTAATCCTCGGTCAGCCTGCTAAGGGTGATAACTTCTTTAATTTCTTTGTCAACTCAGCGCAGACACAAACTGATGCTGATCCGATTGACTTGCAATGCGGAAGCCTCAAACCGGTCACGTTAACTGCTGCTATTCCTGTTTCTCAGGGTGTTGTGCTTTTCAGCCAACAACAGCAGTTCATGCTGTTCTCTGATACATCTATTTTGACTCCTACTCAGGCTGTCATTAAGAGTATTGCTAACTACGAAGTTGACCCTACTGTAGCTCCTACTGAGACAGGTACAAACATTGTCTTTATCAACAAGACTACTGATTACTGTCGTGTCTTTGGTATGCAAACCCAAGGTCAAGGTGCAAGCCCACTCTTTGTAGACCTTGGTAAGACTGTTACTCAGTACATCCCTCAGTCAGTGTCAGCTATGTTTTCTGACACCCAGAACTCCTTCATTGGTCTATACGGGCAGTCCAGTAACAAAGTCTACTTCTACCGGTCTTACACAGAAGGCAATCAAAACCTGATGCGTGCTTGGTATAGCTGGGAGATGCCTGGCAATGTTCAGTTCTTTGCAACTGATACTGACACCATGATCGCTGTCGTTAAGGGTGATCAGCAGATGACACTGTTGACATCTAAGTTGAATGCACTGCCAACCAGTACCACCACTGTTAGTGGTAACCCGTCGTTTGACTTTATGGTTGCGCCTACGTCTAAAACGTACGACGTTGCTACTAAAACAACTAAGCTATTCGTACCTTTTGAGTTGCTGCCTAACCTGACACCTGTTTGTGTGCAAGATGCGACATCAGGATCAACTCAATCAGGTTTGTTCTTGACACCAACTACCAGTTCAACTGGAGGTAATCACTTCATCCTATCTGGTAAAGACTACAGTTCTTTGAATTGGAAGGTAGGTTACAAACTTAATTTCTCAGTTGATCTACCCAGGCTTTACTACCGAAATGGTGACTTTGTTGACTACACCGCTTATTTAACTATCGCACGGATGAACTTCTCTGTAGGCTTGTCGGGTGAAGTTGAATTTAAAGTGACTGCAAACAACGAGCCTGAAAAGTCTACAGCGGGTATCATCTTTAACACGGGCTATTCACCACTTGATCAAGTTCCAATTGAAGACCGCAATACATTTACCGTACCAATCAACCAACGAAATATCAGTTACTCATTAAGAGTATTCAGTGATACTCCATATATTGTTTCATTGAACTCTGCAATGTGGGAAGGAAATTATGCTACTAAGTACTATAGGAGGGCTTGATGGGTAAGGCTAACGCAATCTATAAAGCCAATAAAAAGACTGCCCTTAGAAATTACGAGCAAAGTCTAAACAGGTTCTATTCACAACAGGTTCAAAACACTGTTGAAAAGAATCTTCGTGACGATCAGGCTAAGGATACGTACAAGCTTAATATGCAGATTCGCGATCAACGCGAAGACGCAAAGCTTGAAGCATTTGAAAAGTCTGAGTCTAACTTTATTGATCAGCTTGTTTTTAACGAGCAGGCTGAGAAAGAAGCTTTACTCGGTGAAGAGAAAGTCTTTAACGAACGTATCCTTGCCAATGCGTTTGAGACTGATGCTACGAACATTGCTTATCAAAAGCAAGTTATTGAAAGCAAGTACCAGTACAAGACTGCTCAGCGCGGCATCAAAGATGCTGTTCAAGACTCTGAGATGAATCGAGCACTTATTAATTTAGGTGCTGCTCGAGAAAAAGACCAAGCCACGGCACAACAAAATATCCTTAAGGTCAGAAAACAGGAAGCACTAGCTGCTAAAAATACTGACGATTACAAGAACCGGCTTCAGGCACTTCGTGATGAAGGTACTGCTCGTGCATCCGGACGACGTGGTCAATCTGCTGCACGTATGCTTCAGTCCATACAAGCGGCTGCTGGTGTCAACTCAGCACTCATTGCTGACCAGTTGACTAAGTCAAAGCTGAAGCTGGACGAAGAGCTTACAGTTCTAGAAAATCAACTCGGACCTCAAGGTTATATCGAAAAGGAACGTGCGCGTCGGACTACGCAAGTTAAGCGTCAAACCGGTCGCACTAAGCGTGACTTGAAAGCACAGCAAGACCAAGTGGCTAAGGCTCTTGGTATCACTACTGAGCAATTCAATATGAGTCGTGAACAGCTTGGTCGTTCTCTACTTAGTGCTGCTGATTCTTACGAACGTAGCGTTGAAAAGATCAGACAGAAGAAGTTTGCTTCTGACATGGCTGCATATGCCAATCGTCAGCTTGCGCCACGTGTTCAGCCTGAGATTCCCAAACCGTTTGAAACCAAGCTGCCTATTGCTATCAAACCGCCTAAGCCCGTCAAACCTGTCAAGGTCGAAAACGGTGCACAAATGAGTCAAGACACGAATCCTGTGTTGCAAGGAATCTCTGGTCTTTCAGGGACCGTTGCTTCTGTTTCAGCTCTTATTCCTGGAGGCCAGACGGTAGCTGGTGTTGCTGGTGGTATCAGTTTCGGTGCGCAGTTACTCGACAAAATTTTCTAATTAATTATGTCTAAATTTCAAGGGTACGCCCAAGAAAATAGGGGCTTTGATCCAATCAATGTACCTGACACATCTAGACGCATCCTTGAGCAGGCCGAAGAAACCGTACGCGGTCTTCAAGCTGTAAGGGATGCAAATATTGCAAACAAAGCCGCTTACCTAAACAGCTTTGTCAAAAAGATGGAGTCTGAGCGTGATTCGTTTGATGAGCAAACTCGTCTGATGAATCTGAATGACGAGACTCGTAAAAACAATGCTCAGATCCGTCTTGAAGAACAAGAGGCTCGTCGTAAGGCTGCTGGTGAAAACCGCGAAGCTATCTATAAAAGTCTTGCTGGTTTAGCTAAAAGCGCGGCTTCTGCTTATGTCGGTTATAAAAAGCAGAAGTACGATGATGACTACAATGAGATGCTTGTCAAGTTGTACCACCAAGGTCTTACTGACAGGAAGGATGCAGAGAATTCACTTGCCGATACTTTTACCGGCGAGAATCTCTACATGCAATCAGTTGAAGTTCTTGGTGGTGCCGCAGCTGCAGAAGCTAATGGAGCTGACCCCATTGACGTCGCAGAGATGCGTCAGAACACACATGGTCTGAACGTTGCTCAAAAGCAAGCTGTTCTGGATTTCAGTGCTCAACGGTGGGGTGTCACCTTGCAAGGCGCTTTTGCAAATGACAACCAAACAAAGGTCAAGCTGCATGGTCCTAACGGAACCTTCATTGACGGCACGCCTTCGCAGGCTGTCTCTAGCCGTGATAAGGCTTTAGTTGCTTCACAGCTTGTCACTGGGTTCCTTAAGCAGAATGGCATGTATGGGATGAAGGCTGAGCTTCTTGCACCAGCCCTCCAGAAGATGCGTCAGCAATCTGACTCAATCGTCAGTGCTGCTATTCAAAACGAGACCACCCTCCAGAGAAATGAAAAGATAGACATTCTTGAGAACTCTGTCTTCCAAAGTAAAGCTGAACCTAGTGCTGCACTTAGATTTCACAAAGCTCTTGCTGGTCTTCAATTCTTAGTTCCTGGTGGTCGTCGGGAAGCTCGTGAACGTCTGTTCAAACTCATGGAGACACCACAGCAGTTTGTTAATGGTGTGTCCGTAGGGTTCAGTGATGAAGAGATCACACAGATTGCTAACTCTTCACTCCCGTCAATGCCTAACAAGACATTGGCTGAGCTTTACCCTGCTGAGTTTTTAGCACTCAATCAGCAGCGTGCACAGCGTGTCTATAACCGTTATGCGGCTGAAACTCGTGCTGAAAATATGGCTGTTGATCTTAACTTCAAACAGCTCCAACAGACGTTGATTGCTGACGTAACAGAAGGTGATAACCAACTAGATCTTTCCGACGAAAATATTGATCTTCAGATTGCTGAGTACCAGAAGCTAGGACCTGACTATAACGAACACATTAAACTGCTTGAAAGTTTCCGTCAGTTTACTCCTGAGGCTGTAGCTGAAGAACCATACATTGAGCAAGCTAAAGAGCAGATCAAGTATGGATTGATGACTGCTGAGGAGGCTATGAAGCTTCCTATTTCCTATGACACACGCCTAAAGCTTGCAAAAGAAGCTAAGCAAACCAGTGTGATTGCACCTTCTTCAGATCAGCGTGACGAAGCAGAGACTGACATTAAAGCCTATCTTCGTGATCGTGCCAAAGATCATGGTGGTAAAACCACGCACCGCTCTCTGCGTGTCATGACTCAATACGCAGTTGAGAAGTTTAATAGCGATTACATCACTGCACGTCGCAATGGTTTAACTGAAAACCAAGCGTATGACGATGCAATTGGTAAATTTAACGCCGAGTTTGATAAAGGTCAACAAGGTTTATACGCTATTGACGATAATTACGCACAGGATGGTTTTAGATCTGGTGTATTTAAGCACTTCAAAGAAAAGCAAGCAAAAACATATGACTATGAAGCCACTGATACTCGGATTGCAGAGACGTTGTCTCAAGATCCCACTGCTGTCTCTACTCAGCTTGTTGATATTGACCCTCTCAAAAAAGTAGCTCAGCAGCTCAGTACCGGCCAGAAGCCTGCGATTGTCCCACAAATTGAGATGATTCGTAAGCGTGCTCGTAAGCCTGATGGCTCTCCATATAGCTATGCAGAAGTCTTATTTAGACAGATGGAGGCACATGGTTTAAAGGCACCTAAAAATATTGAAGCTGCTATTGAAATTGAAAACGTTATTCCTTCTCGCTACTCCTTCTTGCGAAACTACCCTTCACCAACTAATTCTGACATTATGTTGATGTCAGTGGGACTGCAACCTGCCTATAACCGTAATTATCAAGTAACTCCTACTCAATCAGAGGCGCTTGATGTTCTCGGTAAGTATGAATCCGATCCTGTCGGTAGTTATAACGCAATGAATGAAGGTGGTGCTGATGGTGGCCGCACTGTTGTCGGTAGGAGTGGTCATAGCAAAGGCATACTCGGTGTCAACTTGGTAGATCTGACTGTTGGTGAGGTCCTTGAAATGCAAAAGGCTGGACGTATCCATGCTGCAGGCCGTTATCAGTTTATAGGTAATACCTTGCCTGGCGTTGTTCAACGTGCCGGTGTACCACTTAATGCACGATTTGATGAACGTACTCAGGATCTACTTGGTCTGACCTTACTTCGTGAGCGCGGTATCCAACCGTGGATTGGTCCTTCTGACAAAGCATCTGCCAAAGAACGAGCAATTATTGAAGCTGCTCGTGCCCAACCTATTTCATTTGGCCCTTCCCCCTGGCAGCAAAGCCAAAACATGAACCCCCAAGTTGTTGAACGTCTTACTCCTGCTAACTAATGGATATTTCAAATGAACTGGATCAAATTAAATACGATCCACTAGAAGAAGAGGAGCGTCTCCTCAACCAACAGCGGGAGCAAGAGCAACGAGACCAAGAGCTTCGCGATGCTGCTATTCAAGAAGAGGAGGCACGTAAAGCCGAAGCTGCCGCTGAACAAGAGAAGGAAGACAGCAAGCACCTCGGTGATCGCGTCTTAGAAACTCCCGTTGTAGGTCAGGTCGCCAGCGTCGGTGCTGGTGTTCTAGACACTGCATTCGATGTCACCTCCCTTATTCCTTGGCTCAAACCTGCTGACGAATGGTGGGATGAGCATCATGGTCGTGACCGTGAAATGAATGGTGTCAACAAGTTCATCCGTGACGCTTCTGGCATCATCATCCCCACGCTTTCTGGTGGTGGTCTTGTAGCCAAAGGTGCTCAAGGTCTTGCTGCCGCTGGCAAGCTTGGCAAAGGTGTTCAAGCTGCCTCTGCTCTTCGTCGCACCCAAGTCCTTGGAAAGATCGCTGTTGATCTCGGCGTAGGTACTGCTGTAGAGGCAGTCTCTGAGCAGACCGATGAAGCTGGAAACCTTGGTACTGCACTAGAAGACATGCTCGGTGTGCAGATCCCGTGGGCCAGCCGTGACTCTGATAGTCCCGATGCAATTCGGGCCAAAAATTTGTTAGAGAGTTTTGCTTTAGGTGGAGCTGTTGGTGTTGTTGATGCCTTCCTTTCCTTGCGTCCGCGGACCAAGCTCATCCCTAAAGACAATGCTGCTAAGGAACTGCTTGATGAGCGTGACTACACCGACTCTGTCAATATCGATAAAGCAGGCGGTGACCCACTCGTAGCCAAGGTAGTTGCTAACCAAGCTGCTCGTGAAGAGGCTCTGATTGAAAAGGGTGTCGAACGTTTCCGCTCTTCTGACGGAACCTATGACCCTTACGTCAATACTCCATCTTTTGAGATGGAACGTCCTGTATTGAACTATCAACCTGACCCAGTTATGGCAAAGGTTGCTTATGCCCGCATTGCAGACAACGTTGGTACTACGTACGGCGCTGCTCCTCCGGTTGCCTCTGAGTACTACATGAAGGAAATCCTTCGTGCTGATGCACCTGGGCGTTCAGTCCTGCTGGATGACATCGTTGAAAAGGCTAAGCCCGAGTTTGATGCTCGTATCAAGACTGTCAAAGGTACTGAAACTGTCAGTGCTCTTGACCAACGACGTGCACTTGATTCTCTCACTGAAGCTGTTACTAAGTCAGATCCTCAAGAGTTTGAAAAGCTTGTACAACGTACGCTTGACTTCACTGAAGATCGCATTGTTGTTGGTGGTCAAAAGATCAAACTGCTTACTACCGCTGGTGCTAAGCAAGCTACTGAAGTGTTGATGCGTGGTTTGGACATTGTTGCACCTGACAAGCTCCGTGCGTCCGCAATGATCACCAATCAAGCTGCTACTGACCAGGCTATTCTTTCCTCTGCTATTGATGCTCTTGGTGATTCCATCAACACCACAAGTCAGCAAGAAATGGTTCTTGACAACCTTGCTGTTCTGATCCGCGAGGTTGGTGTACACAAATCAATCAAGGGTACTGGTCTCAACGCTGTTAAGTTCCTAGATGAAGCTAAGCGTGCTGATACGCTCGACGCTGATTGGTGGATTAATGAAGTAGATCATTTTGATCAAGCGGTCAATGAACATACCCGTAAAGCTACTGAACTTGCATCTGAACTGAAGCAGGTAGCTAAACAAAACCCTGAGTTCCTCAAGCCTCTCTACCGTGAAATGGCAAAGACTGGAGGTAAGGTTGACTCACTGCACGCACTTAACAAGCTTGTAGAGAATCGCCTTGGTTTTGTTAAAAAGGCTTTTGTTGATGGTAACCCTGAGATCCCCTCTAACCTTGTACGTGAAATTCAAACAGCTCGTTATAACAGTGTTCTGACTGGTCTTGCACCTCTGCGTGCAGCAACCGGTGCTTTCACTGCATTGGTTGGTAAGCCTTTGACTGTGTTTGCCGGCTCTGCTGGTGGACGAATCTTTGGCGGTAAGGAAGGTGCTGATGCTTGGAAGCGAGCAATGTACACCTATGGTGGTGTCGTTGAGAACATGCAACGTGGTTTCCAGAACCTACAAGCTGAATGGAAATATGCACTAGATAATCCCCGTGCATCTGCTAATCATGCACGTAAGGATCTTCAGGTCAACGCACTTGATGACTACGACACTTTAGAAGAACTCTCTACTCAGTGGTACAAAGACGGTCATTTCGGCAAGGTTGCTGTTTGGAACCTGACGAAAATTCTGTCTAGGTTTAATGACCATGCCATTCCACGCTTTGGTTTGAACTCCATGCGTGCAATTGACGGTTTCACTAAGTCATTCACTGCCAGCATGGCAGCTCGTTCCAAAGCATACGATGACCTTCTTTCACAGTCACGCGGTGCTTTTAACGAAGCTGATTTCCAAAAGATGCAGCGTGACATCTATAACGAGATGTTCGATGCTGATGGTTTGATGAAGGCTGATTCAGCAAACGTTGCACAGGATGCAGCTAACTTTGCTGCAGGAGAAATCAACCTGAACCTCGACTCTAATGTCGTTGATGGTCTTGAAAACATGATGCGTAATGTTCCAGTACTGAAGTCTATCTTCATGTTCCCACGTACTGGTATCAACGCACTTGAACTGGCAGCTACTTTTAGCCCTGGTAATGCAGTCGCAGCTATCACTAACGGCAAGTTAAATCTTGCACTAGGGAAAGCAAGGCGTGTATTTGCTGCACAGTCAGAAAAGGAGATCCTCGATGTCATGTCTGAACACGGACTGGCAGGATTTGGACCTGAAGCGTTCAAACAACTCCAATCTGAATACATTGGCCGCTACATGATGGGTAGTGCAGTCACCATGGGTGCTGCTCTTATGGCTGCTCAAGGTCTACTGACTGGTTCTGGTCCTCAAGACGATGCAGAGAAGCGTCGTATGCAGGGTATGGGGTGGAAACCCTTCTCCTTCAAAGATCCTGTTACTGGTAACTGGCTTAGCTATCAGGGCTTGGAACCCTTTGACAGCTTCCTTGGCCTTACCGCTGACATTGTCTACAACTTCAACCGTGTAGACGAAGCAGTTACAGAAGACTGGTTCCGTGCTCTTGCACATTCCATCACTATGAACATTAGCCAGAAGTCCTTCCTTAGTGGATTTGAACCCTTGGCTGGTGTTATCGGTGGTGATCCTTCCCAGTTGAACCGATTCCTTGTTAATAACACTGATCAGTTAATTCCTGGTGCTGGTATCCGTAGCATTCTCAACAAAGCTATCACTCCTCAGCTAAAAGACGTTGAAAACAACTATAAAGGCTGGCTTGCTAACCGTAATAAGTGGCTTGTTGGTGATGGTCTAGAGGATTATCTGGACATCTATACCGGACAACCAATCAACTATACCGATCCACTGACCCGTGCTTGGAACACCTTTGCTCCTTTCTTCAAGGTCAACCCCGGTATGGAACCTTGGCGTCAGCAACTGCTTGCTAGTGGCTGGGATAACCTGCAAACCGTACGTCGTAACCGTACCAACGGTCAGAAACTTACACCCCAAGAGCGTCAGTTCATTAATAACTGGATTGCTGAAAACTACAAACTTGGTGAGCGTGTAGAGAAACTCTTTAATGCTGGTCCGAAATTTTGGGACAAAAAAATGAAAGAGTATGCAAAGGCAAGGGGTCTTAAAACTCAAGAAGAGTATCCGATCAAGGAAACTCTGCTGCATAGTCTTTTGGATGAGCTTCATAACGACGCTTTTATGGCTGGATTTGAAGCCCTGTCAAGCACAAATGCGAGCTACGCAACACGCAAAGAGATGGCTTCCTACCGTGACTCACAGCTAAACCAAGGTAATTACGCAGAAGCGGGTGATACTGCGGATGCAATCAAAAAACTAACTGACATTCCTAGATAAAACATGGCATACTCACCATTTACTGCTACAGGTGATGGTACTACAACTCAATATACTATTGCCTTTGATTATATTGACACAGCTGATGTAAAAGCGCGTGTTAATGACGTAGCTACCACTGCTTTTACTGTTTCTGGTAGTACTGTCACGTTTGATACCGCACCACCCAGCGGTCAATCTATCAAGATCTTCCGTGACACTGATAACCAAACTATCCAGGCTGACTTTCAGTCTGGTAGTGCTCTTCGGGCTGTAGACCTCAACAGTAACTTTACCCAGCTGTTGTTTGTAACCCAGGAATCTACTGACGTTGCTGATACAGCTACTGCTGATGCTGCCAACGCTGTTACTACAGCAGCTAGTGCAGTCACTACAGCTAACACAGCATCTACAAACGCTACGAACGCTGTTAATACCGCTAATACTGCATCTACAAACGCTACTGCTGCTGTCAATACAGCTAACACTGCGTCTACCAATGCAACGACAGCTGTTAATACGGCTAATACCGCGTCTACAAATGCTACCAACGCTGTAAACACTGCAAATACAGCTAATACAACTGCTAACACAGCTAATACTACGGCCAATACGGCGTCCACCAACGCCTCTAATGCTGTAACCACAGCTAACTCAGCATCTACTTCTGCATCTAACGCTGTTACTACTGCTAATGCAGCGTCTTCAACCGCTACTGCCGCACAGAATGCTGTGGCTAATGCTGTTCTGTACACACCAGTAGCTAACGTTTCGTCTATTCCAGGTAGTCCTTCTAATAATGACTACGTAGAGGTTCAAGACTCCACTGGTATCCAAAGTTTCTCACCGCTTACTGGTTTACCTAGTGGATTTACTGGTGCTTCTGGTCTAACAGTACGTCTTAAGTACACAACTACTGGTTCTACTTGGGAATGGCAGAACTATTTTGCTAATGATCCTGAAGATCGCTACTTTAAACAGTCTGGTGGAACCATTACTGGGTCTACGAGCTTTGATGACGACGTAATTATCAAAGGTGACAGCACAAACGGTAGTGGAAAACTCACTCTTAACTGCGAAAATAACTCACACGGTGTCAATATTAAGGCTCCACCACATAGTGCTGCAGCTAGTTACACGCTGACACTACCTAATACCGCAGGTACTAACGGTCAGTTTTTGACTACTGATGGTTCTGGCGGCCTTTCTTGGTCTAGCTCTACAGCTCCTGTTGCCAGCGTTAATGGCAATACAGGCACGGTTGTTCTTACTGCCTCTGATGTCGGAGCTGCTACTACTGCACAAGGCACGCTTGCTGACAGTGCTCTTCAATCGTCTGACATTGGCAGCAATATCCAAGCCTACGATGCAGGTCTTGCCTACCTTGATGGTCTTAACTTCACCAACGAAGCTACCTTTAAAGCTGGTGTCAACCTTGAAATCGGTGTTGATGTCCAAGCCTATGACGCAAACCTACCTGCTGGTAACACCATTCTTGTTGATGGTGATGTCGGTGTAGGTGTCCAGGCGTATGACGCTGACACTGCAAAGACTGACGTTGCACAATCGTTTACTGCTGCACAGCGTGGCTCTATCACCACGTTGACATCAGCTGCGACGGTAACGCCTGACTTTGCTGCAGCTAATAACTACACACTGACGTTGGCTCATAACGCCACAATTGCTAACCCCACAAACCTTACTGCTGGTCAATCTGGCTCCATCTTTCTTGTCCAAGATGGCACCGGATCACGTACTGGTAGCTGGGGTTCTTATTGGGACTTTGCAGGTGGTACTGCACCGACTTTGACGACTACAGCTAATGCTGTTGATCGGATTGATTATGTCGTTCGTAGTTCTACTTCTATTCATGCTGTTGCTACCCTTAACTATTCATGAGTGTAATTGCAAATAATATTGTTGCGGGCGCTGCTGGACAAGGCGGCGCTGCGGCGTACCAGATTGATCGCAGCTTGCGGTTTAACAGTGCTGACTCTAGTCATCTCACCTTTCAACCGTCGTCTGCAGGTAATCGCAAGACGTGGACCTGGAGCGGTTGGATAAAAAGAAGCAAGTTTGGAAGTGATAGCCGATTGTTTGACGCATACACAAGTCAAAGTGACACCGGCTATCTACTTTTAGGATTTAGCTCCGCCAACAAGTTAATCATCAGCGGTTGGGGTACTAACTGGAGAATTACATCTCAAGTTTTTAGAGATCCTAGCGCTTTTTTCCATTTA